CGTCAGACGATTCCCGGCCAAGTTTGACCGAGGCGTATAACGACTCCTCAAGCGACCACTTTTTAACTTCGACCACTGGAACCAATCGCTTGACCGTGACCGTCCGCACGTTTATCAAGTCCGCTGCTTGTTGGTCGCTTGTGCCTTGATACTGAGGCTTTCGTAATTCTTCGATCAATGGTTCGTAATTCACGCTCTTGCCTCAATTCTGGTTGTGACGAAAACAACGTACTCGATGTACCGCCAAAAACCGATCGCATCAAGAATCGGATTAAGGATCGGAGACATTACGCAATATCGAATGTGATAGGGCGAGCGATGATGCTCTGCATGATGCTTGCACGATTGCAGGATCCCGATCCGTTGAGCCGTCGATACTAGCCAGCCGTTCCGCCCCTTCGAATGTCCCCAAGCATGAATCTGATTCGCTTGACTCAAGAACAAAAACGTAAGCCACGCGTCGCGAGTCGCATCGAACCAAAGACATAAGCCGCAAGCCAACATCGATGCGATTATCGTTAGTGAATTTCGCTGCCAATATGAATGCTTGAGGAATGCGTATTGATCCGAATGGTGGAGCTGGTTTGGCCCACCGATGAGCTTGCCAAAAATAGGTGTGTCTTGGGCAAGGTACGAATCTTCCCACCAATGGAAACCACCGGCAACGAAGTCCGCTGCGAGAAACGACAGAATGATAAACAGGATCCACTCGATCATTCGCTGCCCCTCATAAGCCTGCCGATTTCTGTTTTGAGTTCGGAGATCATCGCCCAAAGTTTTTCGCGATCGCTTCGGCATTCCTGTAGGTCTGCCCTGGTCGCTCGCTTTTCTTCGACGAACTGTAGGTATTGGTAAACATTGGCCGATGTCAACGCACCGCAAACAGCCATGCCGATTATCACAACAAGAGAATCCTGAGTCACTTTACCAACCCTTTCGCCTGCTCAAAAGTGAGATAGCCGACATGCTCTTTACGCTCCGATCCCTTTGATACTTCAAATCTAGGAGTCACCGGAAACGGATGATCCTCAACAATACCGACTTGCCATCCCGCATCCAAGAACTTCTGCATTTCGCAGCGCTTCCATCGCTCGCATGGCGGGCAGTTCTTGGAGACGAAGACCAAAATCTCGATCTTCTGTGGCTTGTCCGATGGGCTTGGTATCGGCTTTGGATCGTCAACCGGAGATGGTTGAACCGTTAGAGATTCTCGAACAGTTGCGACCTGTTCAACAATGTCGCTCGATGGAATGTCGCATTGAGTCGGATCGGGCTTAGGGCTCGATCCAAAGAACCAACTAAACAAGCAAAGACCAATCACGGCAAACATCCCTTTTTCTCCGTTGCTTAAGTTCATCCTAATGGCCTCGACTGCATCCAAGATACCTTCCGGGGCCCTGGCGTTGAAAGATCCGACACGCCGACAATCGATGTCCATTGATGCCTGCAAAGAGCATCAATCACACTTGGGGCAATTTCAGTCCATGAATCGTTGTGACTGTTGAGCCGCCAAAGGTAGTTGCGTCCCTGCTTGTCTCTGCGTTTCGAGTAGCCGAGCCATGCCGTAGCATGACCTCCACCGCGACCGAGATTGACCGACTCAAGCACTCCGTTGCGAGCGTAAAACGAATCATTCCAGAGCGTCCCGGTATGGACAGCGCCTACACCGCTTGCCAAGTACCGAAAGATGGCATCATAAGAATCGAGCCAAGTATGCGAGCCGATTCGATACGGGAAAGCCTTCATCCTCATATCATCGGTAATCAACGTCCGAGCGTTGCTTGGATATGGCGTTGAGTATGGCAAATCCTTTTCGGGAAGCATCCCAATCGATGTTGCGACCTTGAGCCCTGCTTCGATGGTCGATCCTTTGTCAACACCGAGCAAACCCTGGCTCTGTCTTTGGGACTCCAAGTAAGCAAACAACGCCGATAACTGACGCTCTGGACTAAATGAGCCATGCACCAACGACCAAACGTATTCGCAAGCATTGGTAAGGCTAAAGCCTTGGCAGCTTGACATGTTTAGCTGCTTATCATGCCGCATCAATGGCCGTGGATCAATCTCTTCAGGAGTCGCGAAGTCCCGCATGGTAAAAGCGATCTCGGTCGAGCTAGCCTTGATCGCGTCTCGATTCTCGATGGTTGGATCGTAGCCTGTGAAAAATTCACTCATCCCAAAACACCCTTTTGGTGAGAGTCTTGATGGCATCGCTGATAATATCCAAAACGCCCACAATAGCCAAGAAAAACAAAACCGCCAAACCAAAAGCAGGCAATCCCATAATCAGGACCAACGCAATCCACGCTCCGCCTGTTGTGTCGGGCTTGTCCATTACCAAGCCCCCGCTATTTCCCGATTGATCTTGGCGATCTCGCTTTCCTTACCAGCGAAGCTTGCAGGCAAGTCTAGTTTGTCAATGGCTTCGTAGACTCGATCGAGTGCCTCACGTTGCTTGGCCCCTGCATTGTCAGCAATGAACTTTGTCCATTGCTCCTGATCCTTGATTTCGCCCGATTCGATCTTTGAAGCCGCCTCAAGGAAAGCCTGCTTGTAGGCCGATCGGATGGATGGCAACGTCTGAGATACGACCGCCTTGAGCTCCTTCGGTTGTGGCTTGTCCCCTGGTTGCTGGTTCCACAACATCGCAAAGACCGCCAACGCCGCGACAATCCAAGGCAACCAGTTTTCTTTTTTCTTTTCGTCAGCCATCATCCATCCTTGTGTTTTGCCCTTCTCGCTCCGACTAACCCGCTTGCAAGGATTGAAGGTTAGTAGGTAGTCGTTGCGATCTGGGCTTAGTCTTGATCGTCGTCGCTGACCGTGGAATCAAAGGGCTCGCCGACCGCGACATCTTCCGAAGGATTCTCGACCTTCTGCGATTGCCACCAGAGCCAGAGCTTGAGAGCGATCTGGATAAGCAAAAACAGCGTTGCCGGATCGATGCCGACTAACTCAGGATGCGAGCCGAAAAGCAACTTTCCAGCTTCCTCATCGCCGTCGATGGTCTTTGCGACCAAATCAGCCACGGTCGGATCGGATCGGCGAGCGATCCAAATTTCCCGAGCCGCCCGCCTAGCTTTGAGCCTGTCAGCAAATTTTACGCGATTCACTTGGTCACCTCTGGCTTTGGATCCACTGGCCGAACAGACTCGCCGACAACCCAAGCTCCAATCGTGTAAACAAGCAACTGGATTTGATCCTCAGATAAAGGCACTTTATCTTTGAGCACGACAACAGCAATGGCCGCAGCCGAAACCCAAAAGCGTTTGGACTTAAAAAGACTTTCCATAATTTTGACTCCTTTACCGCATTTTAGGCTTGACCCGCTGAAATTGCAAGCAACGGCCCTAAATTCGTCATTTTCTGTGTTTCCTTGAAGAATCTGCTGAATGACTTCCTTTTATCTTTTTGTCAAAAGGAATGCCCATTTCAAGATTCCTTCTTGTGACTTCAGAAAAAACGTATTGCATACCAGAACTAGACAGAAAGGAAGCGTGCTTTGCGAGATTACATCTATTGCAAGCCGTAACCAGGTTGGATGCAGAATCGTCACCACCGGATGACAGTGGAACTATGTGATCGCACCTAAGCTCGACTTCGTTGGTTTGCGATCCGCAATAAATGCAACGAAAGCCATCTCTGTTGAAAATCAAGAACTGATCTCCACGTTGATTTGCTTTTTGCTGATCTGCGCAACACTGATCCGAGCAATATTTTCTCCACGGTTTTCCAGTAAATTCTTTCCCGCAACGAGAACAGGTTCCGCTTTTCAACAAATGACCTTTTTCGTCTTTGATAGTCAAATCTAAATGCAACTCCATCGAAAAACTCCTTGTTTTTGATATTGATTAAAACTAAACCTTTCGTTTCTCCCGCTTCCGAGCCGCCTTTGCTGTCTTTGGTCGCTTCTTGGTCTTTCGTGGTAGAAATAGCCCTAAATGCTCGTTCATTGCCTCGAAAATCAACTGGCTTAGAGTCATGTCCTTTTTTGCCGCTGCTCGATTCCATGCCGCCCAAGCTTCATCGGGTTGGCTGATGTTTTTTCGTTGCGTCATTGGGTTGCCTATACCGCAAATAGTTGAGGTTGATCGGGATCTTCTTTTCTGGATGTATACCTCCAGATTTCCGACTGCGTTGGCGTCGGTCGCTTTCTTGCCCATCGCTCTAGGCCAGCTGTTTGCGCCCTGTTCCCGCGATTCCAGCCAGTTCCGTCGCAAGATTCGATACCAAGGTTTTCGAGATACTCAAGCTTCGTTGGGCTGTTGCA